ACAATCCAGGACAAATTGACTATACCACAAGCGGCGGCGCAATGGGAAGAGGATATGTTGGTGCTGGGCCACAGAACTTTTCAACAAGATTTGAAAAAAGTCAAAATCAAATGGCGATTGAAGCAGATCATGTTGTACACTTATCACTTTCAGAAGGACTAGATAGAAATTTTCCTTTTGGTAACAGTTTATTAGAAAGTGTTTTCAAGGTTTATAAGCAGAAAGAATTACTTGAAGATGCAATTATTATCTACCGTGTGCAAAGAGCACCGGAGAGAAGAGTATTTTACATCGATGTAGGTAACATGCCTACTCACCTTGCTATGGGATTTGTTGAAAGGGTCAAAAATGAGATCCATCAACGTAGAATTCCTTCAGCAACTGGCGGTGGAACTAATGTTATTGATGCTAGTTTCAACCCATTATCAATTAATGAGGACTACTTCTTCCCGCAAACAGCAGAAGGACGTGGTTCTAAAGTAGAAACACTACCAGGCGGTACTAATTTAGGTGAAATTGACGACTTAAAATATTTTACTAACAAGTTATTCCGTGGTTTACGTATTCCAAGTTCTTACTTACCTACCGGCGCAGATGATTCTGCCGCACAGTATAACGACGGTAGGGTAGGCACTGCTTATATCCAAGAATTAAGATTCAACAAATACTGTGAAAGACTGCAAAACCTAATGGCATTTATATTTGATAGAGAATTTAAACTGTATCTACGTGCTAAAGGTGTAAACATTGACAACAGTATTTTTGATTTACATATGAATCCACCGCAAAACTTTGCGGCATATAGACAAAGTGAAATGGATAATGCTCGTGTTAACACATTTGCTTCACTACAAGAAGTACCTTATATGAGTAAACGTTTTGCTATGAAGCGTTTCCTAGGCATGAGTGCTGAAGAAATGGCAGAAAACGAAACACTATGGCGTGAAGAAAATTCAGATGAAGCAATTAATAACATAAATGCATCAACTGAAATGAGATCAGCAGGAGTTACACCGAGTGGAATTCAAGGTGATCTAGATACACTAGGCACAGCGGAACCTGATGCAGGTGCACCAGAACCTGAACCAGAAGTAGGCGGAGACACAGGTGGCGGCGCAGAACCTATTGAACCTCCTACACCGGGCGGTGGTGGCGCAGGCACATAAAGGTAAATAGTTTTATGTTGTTAAAAGAATTTTTTTATTTTGATAAAGACGGATCAAACTTTGCAGACGATAAAAGATTTGATTCAAATAGAGACATTGGTGTTGTTAGACCTGATGACACTAGAAAAACACGTTTGACTCTTTCACAGATAAACGAAATCCGTAGAACTAGCGAAGCAAGAGAACTAGAACAACAAAAAGAATTAAGTTTTATTCGCGACATGTACGGTCCTGCACCAGAAGAAGCAACAGCAATCTAAAAACCATTTAAATACCTATATGGACACAGCATTCGTATTGGGTAATGGTACCTCCAGACAACATTTTGATATATACAAACTTATAGGCAAAGGTAGAATCTATGCCTGTAACGCAGTGTATAGATCTTTTGAACCTGATGTTTTAATTGCCGTGGATCCTAAAATGGTTCATGAAATTGTAGCAGACGGGTATCATAAAAATCATGTGGTCTGGACAAACTATAATAACGGATACAAAGATTACACAAATCTAAACTATTTTGAACCTAGCAGAGGTTGGAGTTCTGGACCAACTGCTTTGTGGAAGGCATCACACGACAACTATAAAAAAATATACATACTTGGCTTTGATTATATGGGATTAGAAAAAGGCAAGAAGTTCAATAACCTTTTTGCTGATACTCCGAACTATAAACAAAGCAAAGAAAATGCAACATACTACGGAAACTGGTTGAGACAAACAGAAAATGTCATCAAAACACACACTCACATTGAGTATTTTAGGGTAATTAACAAGGGGGATTTTTGTCCTGCCCAGTTAAATAACTATACAAATGTGCGAAATATGGAGTTTGAGGAATTTGAAAACAGAATTTCTCAATGATCTAATGGTAAAAAACGCAAAAATACACCTATTTCCATTGGTAAAAGTGGTTTTTTCGTAAATACAATGGACAGCCTTGCCTATTAAACTGAATAAAGGAGATAAAACAATGTCAGATAACACTAAATTTGAACAGTTATTAGATCTTCTTGTCAACGAAGAAAAGGAAAAAGCAGAAGACCTTTTCCATGATATCGTTGTTGAGAAGTCAAAGGAAATCTATCAGGGTCTAATTGAGTCTGAAGAAAAAGAAGATGAAAAAGAAGTTGAAGAAACAACTGAAAAGTCGGATGAAGACGAAGTTGAAGAAACAACTAAAGAAAAAGACGAAGAAGAAAAAGTAGAAGAAAACTTCGGCGAAGAAGAAGCAGTTGAAGAAGTTGGTGGCGATGCCGCTGATGACATGATGGCTGATGTAGACGCTGAAGGTGATAAAGATTATAACGACGACGGCGAAATGGATGATCACGAAAGCGATCACGGTGATATGGAAGACCGCGTTGTTGACCTAGAAGACGCTCTAGATGATCTTAAAGCAGAGTTTGAAGCAATGATGGCTGATAAAGGTGGTGAAGAAGCACCTGCAGACGATGCTGAAATGGATATGGGCGACGAAGAAGGTGAAGAAGAATCAGAAGAAGCCGAAGAGGAATCAATGGAAGCAGTTGCTACTGACGAAATTGAAGAGGATGCACAACCAAAAACCGCTGGCGAGACTATGAGAGAATATGTTGAAAAAGTCTCTGCACCTAATAATTCCGAAGGTTCTGATAACACTGCAAGTCCTGTAGCATCGAAAGGTGGTAAGGATTCCGGTGCTGATGGTAAAAACATTGCACAGGGCGGTGAAGAAAAGGGCGGTAGTGCCGTTAAGCCAAAAGACATGGGAAAATCTTTCGAGAATGAACCAGGTTCAAAAGCAGGCGACACTTTTAAGAAAGCATCTGCACCAAAAAGTGCTGAATAATTAGGAGTTAGCCAATATGGCATACTTAAGAGAACATCTTACGTTCGATCAGGCGCAAGTCACCCTTGAGTCTCAAGGTGAAGGGGAAAACAAATCACTTTACTTAAAAGGCATTTGTATTCAGGGTGGTGTCAAAAACGCTAATCAGCGTGTTTACCCTGTCTCCGAGATAGGCAACGCTGTGAGGACACTCAAGGATCAGATCGACGGCGGTTATTCTGTACTAGGTGAAGTAGATCACCCAGATGATTTAAAAGTAAACTTGGACAGGGTCAGTCACATGATTACAGACATGTGGATGGATGGTCCTAACGGATTTGGCAAGATGAAAATTTTGCCAACTCCAATGGGTAACCTAGTTAAAACAATGCTGGAAAGCAAAGTTAAACTAGGAGTATCCAGCAGAGGTAGTGGAGAAGTTAATGAATCTACAGGAGAAGTTAACGGTTTTGAAATTATCACTGTTGATGTGGTAGCACAACCTAGTGCTCCGGGTGCTTATCCTACACCAATCTATGAACACTTCATGAATACTAGAGGTGGTTATAGTGCGATTAGGGCGGCGCAAGAAGTATCGCAAGATGCTAAAGCACAGAAGTACCTTAAAGAACAGATGCTACGAGTCATAAAAGGCTTGCAGTCAAATTAAAGGAGAAGCCAATGAGTGATGTTTTTAACAAACTATTTGAAACTGGCGCTTTAAGCGAGGATGTTCGTGCAGACTTGCAAGAAGCATGGGATCAAAAGGTTAAAGAAAACAAAGACACTGTTACTGCGGAACTCCGTGAGGAATTTGCGAAACGCTACGAGCATGATAAATCAAACATGATCGAAGCAGTGGATCGCATGGTCTCCGAGCGTTTAGAATCAGAAATTAAGGAATTTTCAGAAGATAAGAAGACACTTGCTGAAGCAAGAGTTGAATATAAGAAGAAAGTTTCTGAACACTCTGGTAAACTGCAAGAGTTTATGCTCAAGCAGTTAACTAAAGAAATTGCAGAACTACACGAGGACCGTTCAATGGTCAGCGAACGTTTTGCAAAACTCGAAGACTTTGTAGTGAAACAACTTGCAAAGGAAATCAACGAGTTTGCAGAAGACAAAAAAGATTTGGCCGAAACCAAGGTAAAACTTGTGAAAGAAGCAAAAATCGAAGTTAGACGAGTTGAAAAAACAATTCGTAACTAAATCTGCTAAAGTAGTAAAAGAAACTGTAGGCAAAAAACTTACAGATGAAATCACACAGTTGAAGGAAGATATTCATTCAGCACGTGAAAACAATTTTGGTAGAAAAATCTTTGAAGCATTTGCTAATGAATACGGCTCTTCTTATCTAAATGAGAAATCAGAAACTGCGAAGTTAATGAAACTCATTGCAGACAAAGAAGAAAAGTTAGCAGAAGCAGAAAAAGTCATCACAGAGAAACAAACGATTGTTGAGTCAAAGGATGCGGAAATTTCCAAAGCCAAAGACGATGCTAAACGTGTTGCAGTGATGAGTGAGTTGCTCGGCCCATTAGGTAAGGACAAACAAGGTTTGATGTCCGAACTATTGGAATCAGTGCAAACAGAAAAATTGCACACAGCGTTTGAGAAGTATCTACCAGCAGTGATGGAAGATAGAGCGCCAAGAACTGCAAAAAAGGCAATATTAAGTGAAGGCACAGAAGTTACAGGCAATAAAGAGACTAAAGAAAAGGTAGATGATAAATCAAACCTAATTGAACTCCGCAAACTCGCGGGATTAAACTAAAAAGGAGAAGGACAAAATGTCAGAAATAATCAACGAAAACTGGCAGGCAACCAAAGGTGCTTTACTTGAAGGTCTTAACGGTCACAAGAAAAGCGTAATGGACGTCACTCTCGAGAACACTAGACGTTATCTCGCAGAGTCGGCAACTGCCGGAGCAACTTCCGCAGGAAATGTTGCAACACTAAACCGTGTGATTTTACCAGTAATCAGACGTGTGATGCCAACGGTTATCGCTAACGAAATCGTAGGTGTTCAGCCAATGACTGGACCAGTAAGCCAAATCCACACTTTAAGAGTACGTTATGCTGAAACAGCAGACGATGCTACAGCAGGTGAGGAAGCATTATCACCATTCAAGATCGCTCTTGGATATTCAGGTGATGAAGCAGGTAGTGATGCAGGTAAAGCAGACTCTACAGCGGCTAAAGAAGGTACACCTGGTAGAAAAATGTCAATTCAAATCTTAAAACAAGCAGTTGAAGCGAAAACTCGTAAATTATCTGCTCGTTGGACATTTGAAGCGGCACAAGACGCACAGGCTCAACAAGGTATTGATATCGAAGCAGAAATTATGGCGGCACTTGCTCAAGAAATTACTGCTGAAATCGATCAAGAAATCCTTGCTTCATTACGTACACTAGCGGCAACAGAAGAAACTTACAACCAAGCGGCTGTAAGCGGAACTGCTACTTTTGTAGGTGATGAACACGCGGCTCTTGCTGTTCTAATCAACAGAACTGCTAACAAGATTGCACAGCGTACACGTAGAGGTGCAGGTAACTGGGCAGTTGTTTCGCCACAAGCGTTAACAATTCTTCAGTCTGCTACTACTTCAGCGTTCGCTCGTACAACAGAAGGTTCGTTCGAAGCACCAACAAATACTAAATTCGTTGGTACATTAAACAATGCAATGAGAGTATATGTTGATGGCTATGCGGCTGATGATACAGCAGTACTAGTTGGATACAAAGGCTCATCTGAAGCAGATGCGGCGGCATTCTACTGCCCATACATTCCGCTAATGTCTTCAGGCGTTGTGCTTGATCCAGCAACTTTTGAACCAGTTGTAGGCTTCATGACAAGATATGGCTATGTTGAATTAAACAACACTGCTTCATCTCTTGGTAATGCGGCAGACTACTTGGGTGAAGTTGCAATTAGCAACGTATCATTCTCGTAATAGAGAGTAGTACAAAACTACGAAAAGGGCGGCTTTATGTCGCCCTTTTTTTATGACCTTTTAAATACTTTCATGGAAGGTATAAAACAATTAGAATCTAGTTTGGACTGGCCGGACGTTGAAAGCCAAATAAGAGAACTTGCAAAAACAGCACCTGAATTTAAATTTGATGTTGTTAAGTTTTGTAGTGGTATGCGATCAGAAATTAACAAATTAAGTCAAATAGAATTAAAGTATAGACAACAGCGTAGAGATAGCGTTGTACAAGAACACAAAGATCAGTGTGCTAAAATCAATCGTGCTATAAAAGACTTTAGTTCTGTACATCTTATGCATCTGTTTTCAAGAGTAGACTAAATACACATGTCGTTAAACGTGCCTACATAGTGTAGGACTTATGCGGAATGACCCACCGCGTAGCCCCTAGAACGGGATTAAAAGGAGAAACAAATGGGAAGACCAGTAAACAAAAGAAACTTTGGAACAATCGCAGGTGCTACAGATAACTTTACAGTTATTGCTGATGTAGGTACAGGCGGAATTGTTGAAAATGCATACATTTTATCACAACGTGCAACTAACAAATTTAACATTCAAGCAGGCGCTAACGCAGGTATCTGCACTCTTGTAGATAAGAGCGATGTTAATACGCTTGGTAACAACGAAGTGGTTATTAAAGGATATGTTAACGGATCAGGAGACGGTGTAACTATTAAAAAACTTTACAATAAAACTTGTAGAGATTTTAATAATAATAGATATACATGGTCAATTGCAGACGATTCAACAGAATCTGTCATGACTATCGTTGCTATCTAATAGTAATAATGAGAAGGGCAAAGTTGCTTTGCCCTTTTCTCTTGACTAAATAATGCTATAATAAGGAATCATAGACATGTCTGTAGAAGTTTTAAAAGTTACCGGTGATTACAAAGTAATTACTTCACAAATAAGCGGATCAAAAACTGTACTCAATACACCAAAAGTAGAGATTACAGGAGATCTACTTGTGCAAGGTACAACAACAACTGTTGAATCTACAGTAACTACTATTGCTGACAATGTAATTACTTTGAACGAAGGCGAAACAGGTCCTGAAATATCAGCACTACATAACGGTTTTCATCAATCAGGTATTGAAATAGACAGAGGTCCTAGTTCTAGTTCTGTAACTTTTGTTTACAATGATGACGAAACTTACACACAACCAAACGGTGGTACAAGTGAGGGAATATTTCAATTTAAAATTGGATCATCGCTTTTAGGCATTCAAACACATCATATAGAAACTACCGGTGAAGATCTAACACTTCTTGGAGCAAATGCACCAACAGCAGTTCTTACTGTTAGAGGAACAAGCAACTATGAAAATCAAATAACTGACGATGATGATATTCCAAATAAAAAATATGTTGATAATGCAATTATTAATTCACAAATTGCACAGATTGCGGCTGATAACACTCTTGCAAGGGTAGAAGACGCTGACCAAGGAGCAACATACAGTAGATTTTGGATAAACATTGACGGAGTTCAACGATTTGAAGTTAACCAAAACACAATTGAACTTGGAGAAATAATTGTAGACGGAACTACTATTAGACCAGAAACATCGGGGAGTAGTTTATTTTTAGAATCAAACGGTAGTGGAGAAGTTGTAATACGAGATGTATTAAGTATTGAAGGTGCTGTTAGTCCAACTGCACCGAGTGCAGATAGTGGTAGAATTAAGTTGTATTCACAAGCCGAAGCAGAGGGTGGTTCTGGACTATATTTTGTAAATACATCTAGTACAAGAGATGAACTTGTAAGTAAAAAGAAAGCATTGCTTTATAGCATGTTATTTTAGGAAAGAAAATGGCGATATCAAATAGTTTTATAGATGCTACACTAACAACACTTTACACTAGCAGTGGTGAAACAGCAGTAACCAGCATGATTTTTTGTAACTATGCTGACGTTGATAATATTTCGGCACCTAGCGGAACTGTTCTTACAGATGCAGATACATTTTTAGATTTACATATTGTTAAAACTGGCGATGTTGCATCTGATCAAAACAAAATTTTGCACCAACTTAAAATTCCAGGCGGTGAAACATTTATCATGGATTCAGAACGTTTAGTATTAGAAAACGGAGATACTATCCAAGCACAAACAACATCACCTGCTACAGTTAGTGCAACAATTAGCACGGTAGCAGTATAATGAGATTTGTTAAAAAGCAACAATTAAATTCTAAACTTATCACAGATCCTAGTGTATCTGTAGAAGCCAACGGCCAAGTTATTTTAGGCACAAATTATGCTGTAAAAGTTCCTACTGGCACCACAGCAGAACGCCCAAGTTTTCCTGAAAACGGACAAATGCGTTACAACACTGATTTAAACGAATTTGAATTTTATGTAAACAACGCATGGGAAGAAGCAAGAACTATGCGTCCTAATGTTGTATCAACTCAAAATTTAGGAACAGGTGATGCAAGTGAAGTTGCATTTGGACCATTAAGTCCAGTACCTGCATCGGCGGCAAATGTACTTGTTCTAGTAGAAAACGTTGTGCAAATTGCTGACGTGAATTATACACTAGTACAAAATCCAAGCGGTAGAAACGGTTGGTTTATACAGTTTGATAGTGCTGTTCCACTAGGCAAAGACGTTACTGTAATTCACGGTTTCGATTAAGCCAATCACACCCTTTTTCCAATAAAGACTAAATACTGTTAATGTAAACTTGACCGAATTATAGTTTGCAGGACAAACAGTGGTCAGCCCGCTATGTAAGGTGGCTGGAGGCACAGGATGCCCGTTTATAGGAGAACACAATGGCCGTCGGTCGAATTTCAGGTCCGTTGTTGAAGGCTAACCTTCTACGTAATGGCGTGGATTTAGCGTTTGAAACGGATTTATTATATCTAGATGTTAACAACAATAAGATCGGTGTAAAAACTGTAACACCTGCTTATGATTTAGATGTAAATGGTACTATAAACGCAACAAATTTACAAGCAACAAATCAAGTTAATGTAGGAAACTTAACCCTACAAAACAATACAATTTCATCAACACTTGGTACAATTGAATTATTACCTGCAGGTAATGATCCAGTTATCTATCATTCAAAAATTCATGTAGATTCATTAGAATTTAATGACAATTATATTACGACATTAGATTCTAATGCACCTATTGAGTTAAGACCAAATGGTACAGGCACTATTGAACTAGTAGGTAACACAAATGTTACTGGAAACATTTATGCTACTGGTAACATTACAGCCGGCGGAAATATTTCTTTAGGTGATCAAAACACTGACACTGTAGAATTCAATGCAGATATCATTTCTGACTTTTTACCAGACGAAAGCGACAAGTATGTACTAGGTAATCCAAGCAAACGCTGGAAAACAATTGATGCTAATCAAGCAAACATCGGCGCTGTACAAATTACCGACAACATTATTCAACCAATAAACACTAACCAAGATTTAATTATTCGTGCAAACGGTATCGGTGCTGTTAACATTTACGGTCTTGAAGTTACTTCGGGCGGTAACGTAAATTTAGCAGGCGATCAATTATCATTTGGTAATATTGTAATTGACGGTGATGCTGATAACACAGGTATATTTGCACAAGAATCAAACACGGATATTAATGTAAACAGTTCTGGTACAGGTAGAGTTTTAGTTAATGGTACTAACATACTACTACAAGAAGGTAATGTTTATCACGTTACAGTAAATGGTGATGACACTAATAACGGTGGAGAAATTAACGAAGCCTTTAGAACACTAAAACATGCTCTTACTGTAGCAACATTTGGTGACACTATTAGATTAGGTGCTGGTACTTTTGAAGAAGTAGCACCACTAGATTTACCACAAGGTATTACAATTACAGGACACGGATTACGTGCTACACAATTAAAACCAACTGCGGCAACAAGAACAAACGACTTTTTTAGATTGAATGGTGATTGTACTATTGAAAACTTAACTGTTAGAGAAGTTGAGTGGAGTGGCACAACAGGTTATGCATTTTGTTATAATTCGGGTGCAAGCATTTCAAGACGTTCAGCATATGTCAAAGACGTAA